CCGTCCTGCTCTCATTGATGAACATTCCCTTGACTGCCTCTTTTATCATTTCGCAGTGTGTCCGTTCCTCCTCTGTCGTTGGAGGCGTGTTTTCAATCATTTTCTCATACGCATTGTCAATCGCTCCTGCAATGAGTTCTTTCCAACCCTTGCCCCGCTCTCCTAATAGCTGACATTCAATATCCTCGAAACGGTTTCCTTGCCCTGCTGCCGTGATTCTGATGTCCTTTTTGCCCTTTGCTGCAATCAGAATCAAATCGTCGTCGTATGCCTCCATGTAGTAGTCAAATTTCGCATCAAAATTCTGATTCGGATTGATGATGATTTCCGGTTGACTGCTGCCCTCTGTCTGAATGCTCACGCCGATGTATTTTGCATCTGTTGCCTTTGCATTGATAAATATTGCCTTTAACTCGCTTTTGTTCATGCTGCTCCTCCATTCACTAATCTGTTGAGTAACTGTTCATACATGGTCTTGTATGTGTCTCTTTCAGTCTGCAATCTGATTGTGTCCTCTGTCTGTGTCATGTTTGCAATCTTCTTGTTTTCCTCAACATAGACTGCTGCATCCTGTTCAATCTCTGCGATTGTGTCCTCATGCTCCTGCTGCAACATCTCAATTTCTTTCTTGAGACTGTCGATTTCCTCCTGCTGCTCCTTGATGGTCTTGTAATACTCTTTTGCTGTCTTGATGCCATTATCCAACTGTAAGGAAATCATGAGAGCAATGTCGATATTCTCCATTTCCTTGTCTGTCGCCTCTCCGATATATGTTCCGATGCGTTCCGTTGATACCGAATAAACCTGCTCACACAATACCGTGCTGATTCTGCCTGTTGACCTTATTGTCACATGTGTCGGGAGGTCTGTTTTTGGCTGTGTAGTCATATATACAACCTCAACAACATTGCTGTTCTCATTGTTCTTGTTGTTGCTAACCACTACCGCCGGACGGTCTGCGTGTTGTTCGCTCCCGTTGTAGGATGCCCCCCCTCTGCTGATATAGAACATTTCGCCTCTTTTGATGTCATTCATTGATTTTTACCTCCTGCATTCGATATTTTCATTTTCTGAAATCGTTTCATTGTCAACGATATACTTTGCAAGTTCTCTTTCGTCCATCAAATTGTCACAGGTGTTCTCTGTTGCGATGATTTTTCCTAATTGCCCGAACCCGATTGCAATGTCGCATCGTATTCCGTCCATTGTGTAGTTTTCCGGAACATACTTGATAACCATTGATTCAGTCACAACCTGTGCTTTTGATGTGTGCAAATCTGCAATAACCGGAGTGCAATCCCTTAATATCATATAGAGCCACTCCGCTCTCTTTCTTGCCTCGTCTTTTGTCTTTGTTCTGACATATACTGTTTTCAATTATTTCCTCCAATTCTTCAATCTGTATTTGATGATATATACAATCTGCATCAAATACGGGTGTCTCTGTTTATAACTCATTCTGTCTCCTCTATGCCTCGCCTAAACCGATAACGCACCAACCGTCTGACAGTCCACTGCATGTGATGTCATCATCTTTGCAGGTGATTCTCATGTCTGCCGTCTCTCCGGTCGCTTTACCTGCTGCAAATACTACTAATTTGACGACATTTCCGACCTTGAATCCGTCGTCTTTTGTTATCATGTACGGTTTTCTATATTCTCCCGTGTATTCCTCGAATTTGTCCTGTGACACTCTGATTGTCTTTATTTCCTCCGGTGCTGTTGACGGGAGTTTCTGCATCTTCTCCTCCTGCTCCATCTCACGGAGTTTTTTCTTTGTCTCACGGTCGATTGCATCCTGTTCCTCTGAATATCTCTGCTCGTCGGTCTTGTATGCCTCTGTACGGTTCTTGTACTGGTCGCATGATGTACATGTTCCGGTTTTGACGTTGCATGTCTCATATTCGGTGCAGGAATAACATATTGATGTGATTCCCTCCGGATGCGGTGTCTCATATTCGTCGCCCGCTCTCACTTCCGGCGGGTTCATGCCGATTTCTGTCTCTGTGTCGGATTCTGACACCTGCTGCCCTGCTGCCTTTTCTGCTTTCATGTCTTTCACATCTTTGTGTGTGAGTTCTCCGGTCTCTGTGAATTTTCCCAGTGCCTCCCGCTGCTCGTCTGCTGTCATACCGCTCAATTCATAAGCTGCGGAAAATGTGAGGCGTTCTCCCTTGAGTTCCTCTTTCCATTCCGGAATCAGATTGTTGTTGACTGCCTCAATTTGTGCAATCTTTGTTTTGCTCACATGCAGCATTGAGGAAATCACATCCCTCAATCGTCCGGATTGCAGGTCATATCCCTTGATTTTCTTTCCCGCTGCTTTCATGCGTTCAAGAGATGCCTTGAGGCGTGTTTCCTCCTCAATCATGTCGGATGTTGTCTTTGTACGGTATGCGTTCGCAATAATGATTTCAACCTGCTCCTCGTCGTTATCCTGTGGCGTTGTCAATTTACTGGTTGCAAGTTCAAATTCTTTATATCCCTTTGATACAAGGTACTTGAGAGCCTCCCATCGTCTTTCACCTGCAACGATTCTATATTCGCCCTTTTCGCACGGTGCATATACAAGTTCAAGGTTCTGTTTCAATCCGTACATGAGGATGTCTCCTGCCAGTTCCTCGACCTGTTCCACACTGTAAAAATTCATATCATTCCGGTACATCTTGAAAATTGAAATGTCCTTTGTCCGGAATCTCGCTCTCGGAGATTCATCAATCCCCGCTTTGCTGTTCTTGTTGAGTGCGTCTTTCACGCTGAATCCTGCTGCCATCTGTTCACCCTCCTGGTATTACTCTGTGAGTTTCTGTTTCTTTGTCTCTGTACGCTCGACGTTGATTTCACCCTTTGCATTCTGTGAAATTGATGCTTTGACCCCCCCTCGGAGGTTCAATGTGACTTTTGCAAGTCCTCCGGTGTAAATCTCCTCGACTGCTGCCTTTAAGATGTTGACAATGCCCTCACCGCATCTCTTGTCCGGTGCTGCGTTCTCTCCAAAAAGGGCAGACACATTCATCATTGCCTTTTCTTTCCTCTGTTTCTCTTTCTGATACTCGACCGCCTCGGTGCAGTTACATGTCATTGTTGCCTGTTCCTCTGCTTGTGGCTGCGTCAGTTCCTTGTCGGTCTCAATCTGTACCATCTGACCGCAAAACCTGCACTGTGCTGTTTTGATAATGTCTCCCATGCTTTTTCCTCTCTTTCCGGTCTCATGCGACCTCATGCAAAATTATTTTTCTGAATATGCTCTCGAATATCGGAACGGCGATGCTGTTTCCCGCTTGGTCGTATAATGCTTTGTAATACTTGCCGTTTCTTTCCTGTACTGCTTTCGCCCTGTCAAAATCCTCGTCCGTGTACCCCATCAATCGCCAACACTCACGCTCGGTCAAATAACGATAACGTCCACCGCCTCGGTCAATGACTTGTGCAGGTGTCCGGTCTTGTCTTGTCGTGATGGTATATGCACAATCTGTGATAACCGTTGCCCTGCGGATGCCTTTTTCTCCGATACACGCAAGGACGGACGGTTGCGTCACATCGTAGACATCCGGAACGCTTGCATCATCCTCAAGAAATTCCTGCAAATTTCGCATCGGTGTTCTTATAAGGTCATCGAACTCAAATCTTTCTCCATTCAGAACAGAAACCGTGAACACTCGCTCTCTTGCCTGTGGCAATCCGAACTCTCTTGCATCCAGTACCTCGAAATTATTCGTATATCCTAACCGCTCCATTTCAACCATGTATCTGTCAAAATTCGGTCTCATGTACTTTGATTTCACATTCTTCACATTTTCCCATATTACATAACGAGGTCGCCATTCGCCCATGTTCTCAATGATATGTATTGTCTCCCACATGAGGGAGGAACGTGTTCCGCTCCCCTCGTCTGAACCTTTTCCTCTGTTGATTCTGCCCTCGCCTGTGGCTTTTCCTTGATGCCCTGCAATGCTCATATCTTGACAGGGCGAACCGTGAATCAGAATGTCCGGTTTCAGATTCCATCCGACAACCGTTTGTGTTTTATATGCCAATTCCTCACGGAACATTGAATTGTACGAACGCACCGCCTTTTCATTGATTTCCACATAGTCGATTGCTTTCGTTGGAATGTTCAAATTTCTCAAGGCACATCGAGGCGACCCAATTCCTCCGAACAATTCAAGGATTTGTATTGTCTCGTTTTCCATGCCTTACCCCTCCATTTCCTTGAGCAACTCATGCACAACGCATCTGTAATCTTGAGACACAATCCCACGCTTTGAAAATTTCGGGAGCGGTATCATTGCCGTTGTAGATTTCTCTGCAATGATAGAACGACGAATCGGTGTGACGAACATGTCAAATCCGGATTCTGCTTTCAACCATTCCTCAACCTCAAGAGAGGTCTTGTTTTTCTGTCGCATTGTCATGAGTGCCTTGATTCTCAAGTCCGGATTGATGTCTCTCAAGTCCTCAATCTGCTCCTCAAGGTTCTGCAATGCCTCGATTTCATATCCCCCGACCTTTACCGGAGCAATAATGAGTTCTGCTGCAATCAGAATGTTAATGACTACCATGTCAAGCAATCGCCCGCAGTCACAAACACAATAATCATATGCACCGGAGACCTCCTCCAACGCCTCACGCAATCGTGTGACTTGATTGTCCTCTGACTTGAGCAGCAAATTCATGTCCGTTTTCATGAGATAGCCATTCGCCGGAATGATGTCAACGTGTGAATACTCTGTCGGGCGAATCAAGTCGCCTGTTTTATATGTACCTCCGACACACTCATGTTTCTCAAGCAGTTCACTCATGCCGATTCCGTCTGGTTCGTATACTCCGAACGTCTTTGATGTATCTCCCTGCGGGTCTCCGTCTAACACAAGCACTCTTTTTCCCTGTTCCTCGCCTAACATATAGGCGATTGAATCGGATGTTGTTGTTTTTCCGATTCCTCCTTTTGGTGACATTACTGCAATAATTTTCATGTCTTTTCCTCCTGTTATTGTCCTGTTATAGATAAATTGTGTAATACAGTTTCATTTGCAATTCTTGAAATCTAAAATCTGGCGTTTCGTCCGGTTTTAACGGTGACATGAGATTCAATTCTTTCCATTTGCGATGTGTAATCTCCGGAACTGCTCTGAATCTTATGACCTTGTCATTTTTGTATTGCTCATATAGTTTGCAATTTGTATGACCGACCTCCGGTGCAAACAATGCAAGATACCCGACAAATATTTCTTCGTCGCCTTTGAATATCCGGAGCATGTTTGCACTCTCCAATGTGTTGAGTAAATCTGCAAGTGTCATGACCTGCCTCCCTTGACTTTCCCGTCCTTGAGGATGCTGTTGTTCGGGATGCTCATTTTGTTGTTGAAATCCTCCTCCGGACAATAACACAACGCAAGATTCAAATATTCCTCAATGACTTTGATTGCCTCCTCTGCTGAATAGCAGGTTGCGACGAAATGTCCTGCTGCTGCCATGTCTGCAAGGAACTCTTTTTGCGTGTCCTGCTGCCTGTTGTTACCGAATTTCATTTCAACGAACAATCCGCAGTATGAGCCTTTCGGATATGGGAGGCACAAATCAGAAACACCCGCCTTGACACCCATCTGCTTGAATTTGACTGCCTCCTGCTTGTTTCTGCTGCCTCCGTTCGGTACATGGAACAACCATCTCAATTCCGGATAACGGTTCATGTTCCAATTCGCCCACGACACAACATTGATTTGCTCTGTGTCCTCACTTCTCATTGCATATTTCATATTCATCTGCATTCACCTCTCTTTTGCATATTTCGTGATATTCACATGTCAGACATAAATGTCTGCAATCCTTGACTTTGAGCATATGTCTGAATCTCTCTGCGACTTCTCTCATTTTCATCTGTCCTGCTCCTCCATTTCTAAAATCATAAAAGCATGTATGAAAATGCTCTTGTGTTTCTTGCCGAACTGGTCTTTTGCCGGAGGCACTTCATGCATGTTCTCAATCGTTCTCTTTGCCTCCCACCATCGGCGTGTTTTCCCGTCTCTCGAAATCGGTTTGAAATGTACCTTGACCGTTCCCTTGACGACGGAAAACTGGTCTTTGTCTACCCGCAGGATGTCATCGAATCCCGCTGCCTTGACTGCTGCCTCCGCTTTTCGGAAATACCTCTCTTTCGATTCCGGTTTCCAGTCAAACCTCATTTCCCGACCACCTCCTCAATCTCTTTCATTCTCTGCATGATTGCCGTGTTGTATGAATAGACATACACGCCGTTGTTCCACAAATGTTCCCTTGCACCTCTTTCACCGTAGTTGTACGCTGCAAGTGCATCCTGCACCGTTCCGTATTTCTTGAGGAGATACGAGAGGAAATCAATCCCGACTTTCACATTCTGATATGGGTTCATGAGGTCGGTGCAGTTCAATTTCTGCATCCGGTCGGTGTGCCATTTCTCATATATCTGCATATATCCCTTTGAGTTCCCGTTGTCTCCGGTCTTGTCGAACTCATATCCGGATTCATACTCTATGATTGCCAATACAAGGGCATACGGAACATCGTTTTGCTTGCATAGACATCTTGTGTATATCTGCATTTTCTCCGGAAAATAGCCTTTGTCTGCATACTTCTCCGGCAGGTCGTAGAACACGAATCCCTCAAGGTCATCACTCCCCCAGTCCTCGGACATGGTATCAAACACCTTGTATTTGTCCTCGATGCTCTCTGCTGTCTGTGTCATCGTCTCCGGATTCTGCATCACTTCCGCTTGCGTCGTCTCCGGTTTTTCCTCCTGCTGCTCCGGTTCTTTGACATTGAACAATATCACGCAAAATCCTGTCAGTAATACCGCAATCAATGCGATGTGAAACGCATTATACAAACCTGCTCTTTTCAATGCCCGTCTTATTCGTCTTATTCGTCTTTTCACCTGTCGACCTCCTTTTCCGCATTCGTGCATGTATATAAAACATGCAGTTAAAATCGTTGTAGTACACTGCTGCATTTGTGAAATCCATGTCCGGATACCACTTTTTCAATATCTCCGGAATGGAATCTCTGTCCTTGACCATCTTGTCAACGAATGAGCCTATTTTTTTATAACTGCCTCCCGCTGCCGGACGTTTAGAATGAACGACCTTGATTCGTGGGTCTCTCAATCCCTGCGAACTGTTCCATCTCTTTTCCGACGGAACACGGTTCTTTTCCTCGACGATATAATTCGCCATACCGGACAGACCGTTTTCGTCCGTCTGCAATCGGCGAACCTCATTCCTGCTTGACTGTTTCCAACAGGATTCAACCGTCTCCATGTCTAACGCTCCATCCATGACAATGTGATGATGCCATCTGATTTCCGCATCCGGATTGTATGCGGTCACATAGACATATTTTGCATTCGGGAGACCTCTCTTTTTTCTCTGATAGTTGATGCGTCGGATGTACTTTTGCACATTCTTGATTGCTGCATCCACATCCCCGTCCGGTGGGAGATGCTCGTCATCATAGGTCAATGTCATCCAAATATCACGGTCACTGAAATTCTCGTTGATTAGCCTCTCAACATATTTCCGTGCGTTCTTATCATTCAGATTCTTTTGAGCCTTGTTGTTGTCTTTCTTGATTGTCCTCCCCTCCGGAGGTACTTCATCCATGCTCCGGAACTGCGGATATATCTCAATTTCAAACTGGTCTCCTGCTGTTATCTCTTTCAGTGCATATATAACTTTCTTTCGATGTTGGAACAGGTTCTCAATGAACCACTCATGCATGTCCTCCATCGCTTTGTTATATGCTGCCTCATAGTCATACGGGATATATTGCATCCCTCTTTTTCTTGCCATCTGACACATGCCTCCTGTTATGTTTTCGTAGACTTGTTATTATCTATTACAAGGACGATAAAAGTTCCGAAAACCCTTGATTTTATAGACCTTTTCGGTCTCTTTTCAAGTTGCTTTTTTGTGTCAGATTTGCTATAATATTTCTATCAGTTAGCGACTGACACAATCAGTCGATACAAGGACGACCACTGCAATGGTTGTCCTTTTTCTTTGTTCTCATGCTCCTGCTATGTACTGCCCCGCCATTATGACGGGGCGTTTTCATTAAACGGCTGCAACCGCCTCTTTCTGTTCCCATCTGCGACGCTCCTCTGCTTTTCCCGCTGCCTTACCCTCGGCATACGCAGACATCACCATAATGGTCATTGACTTCCCCTCAAGGTCGTCGATATTCATGAATTTTTCTGCCATGCTCTCAATCACTGCCTTTTTCTCACTTCTCGTCATTCTCAACACCTCCTCTGATTCGCTCAATCTCTTTTTCTATGTTCTTTCCGGAATAATCTGCAAGCAGTTTTTCCGAAATGTGATACGTCCAAATTGAGGACATCTGCACCGCCGTTCCAATCGGGAGTTTTCCCTGTTGCATTGCTACCCTCACGAATTGCGGTGACACATTGAGGATTGCTGCTGCCTCTGTCGGCAATATTCGTCCTATATCCATCCTGTTTCCTCCTGTCGGTGGTTCTCTCGGTCTTTTCATCCCGTCCACCTCTTTTCCGGCAATGTATACCGTGTTGATGCTTTTCACATTAAAAATCATCGAAAACCTGTTGACCATCCACGCACTTTCTAGCAGGTGCGACCGCTGCCATGTTTCCCACGGTATCGCTGAACGATGTCTTTCGGCTTGCCATCGTCAGAGTGTCGGTTGCCATCCGGACACTGACGGGGCGACTGCTGCCCCGTTTCGGCTTTAATAATTCAGTTCAATCGGTTTTTTCTTTTCGTCGATGCAATCCTCATAATCGAAATCAAACCATGTGTCTAAATCAAGATTGTGTCCGTCTTTTTCCAACTGCTCGAAATCTTTCTCCTCAAGTGGCTTGATGATGTATTTTCCTGTCTTGATGTCAATGTCTACTAACTCAACATATTCGATGTGGTAATAGCATCCGTTCGGTGTCTTTCTGTAACCGCTCCTATCTCTTACTACCATTCGTTTGATGTCTTTTTTTCTTTCCGGCTGCGGAATGCTCTTGAGCATTGTTCTGATACTCTTTACAAATTCCGCTTTTTCAAGGTTGCTACTCATATATAATGTTTCAATCGCTCTGTACTGTTCGTTTGTTACCTCTCTACCTGCAAGGTTTTCAAATTCAGATTTCATCATTGTTTTGTACCTCCTGTTCGTTTCGTTTGAATACATTGTAATTCCGTTTGAATACTTTGTCAACTCTTTTTTGTTGCGTTTGAAAACTTTTTTATTGATTTTTGTCTTTTTCGGTGGTATGCTTTAGAAAACAGAGGAGGTGATTCCAAATGACGCAAGGCGAACGAATCAGAGAATTGCGAAAAACTTTGAAAATGACGATGGAGCAGTTCGGTGAAAAAATAGGTGTGACAAAATCCACTATTTCTAATATTGAGAACGGAAACCGGAACGCCACCGAACACATGGTCAAATCAATCTGCCGTGAATTTAATGTTGATTATATATGGTTGACTACTGGTGACGGTGAGATGTTCGTTGATACCGACGACGATTTCATCGAAAGAATTGACCGCATCATGGTAGGTGAGGACGATGCCCGCAAGAATCTTTTCAAGGCACTACTTGAGGCAAGCGACGAGGACATCGCAGCATTTCAAAGAATCATAGATTTATTTGCATCAAAAAAAGACTGACAGTCTTTCAACTGCCAGTCTCATGGGTGTAGAGATACAACACGAATTTGTATATCCTCTTGAGGATGCGTTCGCTGTGTATCTTTCCGACTATTTCGACAATAGCCTCTTTGTAATTCAAGGGAGACACCACCCCCTTTCCGAATTGCATTGTATCATATATTTCCATGATTGTGGAAATATCGAGGTTGATTTCCATAATCATGGAAATCGTTCCTCCTGCTGCCGGAATCCCGCTGCATTATGGTACAATTATTTGTATTCGGATTCAAACAGGTCGGTGATGTTCACGCCTAATGCAATCGCTATCATTTCAAGTTGAAACAATGTCGGTGACACCTTACCATTTTCGATGTTGTTTATCGTAGATTTTCCGATTCCGGATTTCTTCGATAACTCCATCAATGTGAACCCTTTTGAGGTTCTCACTTCCCACACAAGGATTTTCATTCTGCTCACCTCCTCTCTTGAGGAAAGTTTACAGAATGTTGATTTTATAGAAATGGAGGTGTGTTCATGAAATACGGTGTCAGAAAGCCAAACATCAAGAAAAGCATCAAGGCAAGAACAACAGGAAAAGTCAAACGGCAGGTCAAAAAGGCGGTCAATCCCCTTTATGGTAAAAAGGGAATGGGAATCGTCAACGACCCGAAAAAGGCAGCATACAACGCAGTGTATAACAGAACTACCGTCGGCGTGTCCGACATTGCAAAAGGATTGACGGCTGCAAACGGAAATCCTGCTGCATCCAGTTCAACAAATGCACCGCAGAAAAAGGAATACTCTGCAAATACATACAGTGTTTGTGGAATCCTCATGATTGTTCTCGGTGCTGTCCTTGCACTTTTAGGATTGATTCTATTGCTTGCTGTTCCGGTTGCCGGAATAATTGCTGTTGTGGTCGGTGTCGCATGTGTTGTCATCGGTCGCAAGTATAGAAAAGTCGCAAAAGAACGCCGTGCAAATGAATAATGCACAATAAAAAAGACGACCCACACTGCAATGTGAATCGCCTTTGTGAAACCTCCGTCTCATGCTCCTGCAAAAAGCACCGACAGAATGTTCCTGCAAACACCATTCTATCATAAAACCGTGCTTTTTGCATTGGTTTTATTTTTTATACTCTTTTTTAGGATGGTGATTTTATGAAACTACCGAACGGATTCGGAACGGTTTACAAATTATCGGGAAATCGCCGGAATCCTTATGTCGCCAAAAAGACAAAAGGATGGGAAAACGACCCGAAAACAGGTAAATCAAAACAATTATATACGGTCGTCGGATATTACCCGACCCGCAAAGAGGCATTGACCGCACTTGCGGAGTTCAATGCAAATCCTTATGATGTGAATGCTGCAAAGGTTACATTCGAGGATGTATATGAGCGATGGTCTGATGAACATTTTCCGACTGTCAGTGATTCCAACGTCAAAGGCTACCGTGCAGCATGGGCGTTATGTGATAAACTTGCACGGATGCGTTTTGTTGATGTAAAACTCGACCACCTGCAAATGGTCGTTGATGAATCCGGCAAAAATTATCCTACACTCCGGAAATTAAAAATATTATTCGGTCTGATGTACAAATACGCTGTGATTCATGAGATTATTCCAAAAGAACGAAACCTTGTCGAATACCTCGACATTAAAAAGGCGGGCAATCCCAACGCATACAACCGTGAACCGTTCTCAAAAACAGAGGTTGCGAAATTATGGGATGTCAAGGATTCAAATATATATTATACTGTCATCCTCATGTTGATATATACCGGATGCAGAATCGGCGAACTCCTCGACCTCAAGAAAGGAAATGTGAACCTTGAGGAAAGATATTTCAAGATTGTCGCCTCGAAAACTGCTGCCGGAATCCGTACTGCTCCAATCTCCGAAAAGGTTTATCCGTTCTTTGAATACTGGTACAACCTCAATGATTGCGAATATCTCCTCTCTACTCCGGAGGGCGAACATTTCAAATACCGGAATTATTATGATTCGTACTGGTCGCCACTTATTGAGACCCTCGGAATGAAACACCGCCCTCACGATACCCGTCACACATGCATTTCCATGTTGACGGTTGCCGGAGTGTCAGACAAGGTCATCAAGAAAATTGTCGGTCATAAAGGGCAGGGTGTGACAGAGGTCGTATATACACATTTTGAAATTGAGGAACTGATTGACGCTATCAACAAAATATAGAGGTGTGCCATGAATAGAACTGAATACAAAAACAATTTCGGGCGTGAGCATTACGAACGAATCAATCTCGTTGTACCTAAAGGCATGAAAGACATCATCAAGGCTCTTGCATCCAGTAAAGGGATGTCGGTCAATGCGTACATGCAAGACCTTGTCAGAAAAGACCAATGCGGTTTATTTGATACAATGCAGATTGCAGAAAAGAACAGAGAAATGATTTCCGGAATCACTGGAAACATGCACGACGGATATGACATCATTTTCAAGGACGGTCATTCCTGCCATTGCCGGACGAAAAAGGATGTCCGGTCATGTATCATTGAATACTGCAACGAAAAGGGCGATTGATTCGTCCTTTTATTATTGCAAAATGTGTCTTACATAAGACTTTCAATGTCTTACACAAGACAATGTTTTCCGTGTTAGTTACCTGTTAGTTATTTGTTAGTTACCGTTGAAATTTCGTGTGTTTTTGTGGTGTCTGATAGATTTATCGAAATATAAAGAAATCCCCGAAAACTCGATGTTTTCGGGGAAATTTGCTCTTTTGTGATATTCGATTGAATTATCGCTTGCATAACTCCGAACGCCTATTTTCGGGCATTTTTCAAGCGTTTGTTCGTTACCTGTGTTTTACACATAAAACCCCGTCTTGTTTCCCGTTGTTTTATTATATCATAACTGCTCGAATTGTACATGCTCCGATTCTCCGGAGAGGTAAAGGTCGCCGATTGTTCTGACCATCTTCTTTCCGTCCACAACATGAATCTCTTTCACATAATATGACTGTCCTCTGATAGCACGACCGCAGATGTTATCATTGCCCCACGCTGCTGAACGTCTGATGTTGAGTGAACCATCGCAAACGACAGTCACTCTCATTTTGCCCTGCGGGATGATGACCTTGTCCTCCTGCTCGTCCTCTGTTGCCTCGTCTGCCTCTGTATTCGCTCCATTTTCGCCGTTTTCCTGTTCGGTCGGTGGATTTGTCGCCTTGTCCTCGTTTGAGGCGTTCTCGTCGTCCTCTGCGTTCTCCTGCTGTGTTTCCTGTTCATTGTCTCCGGTGACTGCTGCCACGGTCTCACTGTCTACTGTTCCCGCAGGTGTTCCGTCCTCATTGAACGCCGGAATGCTGCCGTCCGGATTCGTCTGCAACGCTCCCTCCGGAACGTCATCCGTGAGTGAACCGATGACCTTTCCGGTTTCATCCCAAACGACGAGGCTCTCGTCCTTTGCTGCTGCCTTGAGTGCTGCATCAAGTTTCTTGTACTCTTTGCAGTCCTCTTTCTTGAACTCCGTTCCTTTGCCTAAATAGTATAACATGATTATCCCTCCTATTTGCTCAAATATTTACTTGATGCATAACCGACGATATTCTTATAAACCACATACAACCATTTCACGCCGTTGTGGTCGTTATAATATCCATAGCACTGGACTTTCTCGCCGTTTTCCATTACCGCAAGGATTGACTTTCCTGTTCCTGCTCCCGCACGGAGGTTCAATCCGGATGCAGTCACCTTGTATGTTCCTGCAAGGCTCTTGTCGAATCCGTGTGCAACATCAACCTTTGTGTTACTCTTGACTGGTGTTGTGTTGGATGCTCCCGCTCCGGATGACTTTGCACCGTCTGTGAGGTTTGTTGCTGTGTGAGCACCATCATTCAACAGAATATCTCCTGCAAGCAAATACGCATCCGATGTCAGATATTTGTTTTCTGTCAGTACCTCGAATCCTGCTGCCTTGAGTGCTGCTCGCAGGTTTCCGGTATAACATGCCGTACTCACCTTTTTCAGTGCGTCAATCCCCAGTCTGTAACCTGCACCCTTTACGATTGCAGCGACACCGGATGAACAGTCTGCCTCACATGCAACTGTAATCTGTGCGGGGTCGAAATTTGAATCTGCAAGATTCGTCCAAAATGTACCCCTGTGAGACTGACAATATCCGATTTTATTATTGACTGCTGCTGCCTTTGCCATGCTCGCAATCATCGCTCTCACTTTTGCGTTCGGGTGACGGAGAACGCATTTCCACGGTCTACTATACCAATTTATAACCTGCCACTCTGTACCTGTTTGGTCTCCGGCTTTTCCTCCGGAGTATCTTCCGTTTTCGTCATGTCCGCAATTTGAAATCATTTGTTTTCCTCCTTGTCAAAATCGTCTGCTTTGAATCCGCACAATTCCGGATTCTTTTCTTGTATCTTGTCATATATCATCAATCCCGCCACGATTAGAGGTGTACACCACCACATCACCGCAGCAGGAATTGAAATGATGAATCCGGTCAACCTTGTTATGTGTTTCCCGAATTTTGCCTCGTCCGTGTCAGAATAGCAATCCCCGTATTCTCTCATTTCTTCCCGAATTTCTCTGTCTAAATCAAAAGAAATTTTCCAAAAATACAGATTTACCGCCACCCATACGATGACAGCGACGATTGCATATATCAGCACGATTGTGTGTGCGTTTCCGGTTGCGAAATCACATATCCTTTTCAACCGTTTCACCTGCCTCACCGCTCACAAGCGTCTGCATCGCTTTGTTGTTCTCAAGCATCTTTTTCATTCTCTCAAGTGCCTCGTCGACCATCATCGAAAAAGCCTCAAAAGAAATCACTCTCGCAAGCCATGCGAACCGTGTGACGAACATATCATATACATATCGCAGTTTGATTTGACCTGTACCGCCTCCCAGTTCCTTTTCTGCCTTTGTGACTGCATAGAGCAGCCATTCTCTCACTTTGTTCAACTGTTTGTCTGACGGCATTTTCACGAAAACATATACTGCATATCCTCCCGCTGCACATACCGCAATCAGACCCACAATCACAAACCAATTCTCGACGATGTATTTCATCCTTGTACCTCCTCGTCATCCTGTTCCGGTTCGTCATTGTGTTGTATTTCTCCGTTTGACTTTGTTCCCTTGACCGTTTTCACGGACTTAATGAGTGCCATTGCACCGCCCTCAACTGAAAGAAATCTGAATACATTCTCAATCAGCGTCGACGGTTCTGAACCCATCCGCAAAAACACAAATATCATCACGACTGTAAAGATAAATGCTGCAAGAATCAAAGTGAATACAACACGTTTCATGAACAGACCGGACACCTTTTTGTCATGTCTCTCTTTTCGCTCTCTTATCCGATGCATTCTTTTCAGATGCCGGATTCTGATGCGTCGTTCCTGTTCTGTCATTCTCATGTATTGCCTCTTTTCTGTGAGGTTGATTCTTGCCCGTTTCCTGCCCTCCTGTTATCGGTCGGAATGCTGTTCTCCGTCCAGTCTCTTGTGATAACTCTTGAGTGACTGTTCCACAATGACAACACGCTCTCTCAATGTTTTCATCTCCTCACGGTTCTCTCTCGATTCCCGTTTGATGTCTTTGAGGTCGTCTGCGATGTTCTCAAGTTTCACCATCACCATTGTGTCGGTTGTTGCTCTCTGTTCCGTCTCTTCCTGCGTGTCTTTCTTCTCATTTCTCTGCTTTGAGCAGATTCCGAAAAAGATTGCACATGCAACAGATACTCCGGAGAGCAACAGGGATATTTCAATCGTCAACGGCATTCTCCTTTCCGAACTCTGTCGCCTCGATGTCGTCGGTGTCGCAGTATTTCCGCATGTGATATTCGAGAACATCCATCTCCCTGTCTGTCTCCTCTACCTCCTGCCGGAGTTCCGCTCTGACCGCCTCCTCGATTTTCGACTGTTCAATGATTGTTTGCTGTTTTTTCACGATTGCCGATAGATTTTCCGTCACATCGCACAATCGTGATATTATTTCAAGCGGACTCATTCTGTATCACCGCCGGAGAATTTTTCTCCTGTGATATATTCATATTCATCCGCTGAAATACTGCCCTTTGCGACACGCTCGGAAATCTGTTCCTTTGTGAGAGTGCCTTTTTTGTACATTCTTTTGAGACTTTCAACAAGTATTTTCATACTAAATCAACCCCTCCTCAATCAACTGCTGTGTGTATTCGTCAATGACCGCATCTTTCTGGAACTGTGTCACTGATTCGACGATTCCGGATGTGTTCTCCTCAACGACTGACTTCATGAGTGCCATGTTCTCATATTCCTTGACTGTCATTTCTTTCTCGTCGTACTTCCATTCGGTCACTGTCTGCATCTTTCCGTCGCTGCCCTCAACCTCTCTTGTCACCTGTTCGATGTTCTTACGCAGGTAAACCGTTGACGGCGACGATGTCCTGTCGACCTCCTCCGGCTTGTCCGGCTGTGTTCCTGTCACCTTTTTCCAGTCTGTCATGTTCGTTCTCCTTTCTGCTATGCTTTGAAACTATCCTCTTGAGTTTCTTGACATTGATTTTCGGTTTGATGTAATCAATGTAATAGTTGTATGTGTCTGTGTGTTTGAACAATCCCATATATGACAACATCACCGATGCGTTATACCATGAGATTTTATCCTGCTTTGAGATATGGTTTGCCTTGCGTCTCGCAGCCTCAATGTTTGATTTCCGGATGGTTGTCCGGTCATGGTGAAATTGAAATCCCATAAAATCAAGCATACGACCCTTTGTGACCTGCTTTCCGTCTTTATCGAGTACCGGATTCCCGCCTTTATCAAATACCGGATATTCAAATCTAAACACCTGCCAATCACCTTTTATTTCAAGGTCGAGATTGTCATTCAGATATGTTTCGATTGCTGCATGTATTTTGTGCAGTTTCTTTTTGTTCTTTCCCAGTATCACCATGTCGTCCATATATCGCATGTAATGCTCTGCATGGAGTTCCTCTTTGATGTAATGGTCGAGTGCTTTCAAGTAAAAATTGCCGAACCATTGTGATGTGAAATATCCCAACGGAACGCCTTTTCGCATCTCCTCAATAATTTCTTTCAGTTCATCGAACATCGCTCCTGTGATGCCGATTTTCTGCAATATCTCCAACGCTCCGGAGATGTCGTCAAATGCTATGCATCCGACAAGCGTTTTCGTCTGTTCTGCATCTATCTCAACACCTGCATCCGTCAAAATCTTTGCAACGAGTGCTATTTTGTCATGTTCAATCAGTATGCAGAGTAATCTATAAAACCGTTTATCTCGAATTACCTCTTTGAGTTTCCTTTTGAGGATTCTCCGGTTTATGGATTCAAAGAAATGGTGAACATCCATCTTGAGAACAAAGAATTTCTTTCCGTCGTAGGAATCAAGCCATTTTCTCATGTACTTCTTTCCGTAATGAACACCCCTGCCCGGAATGCTCCCGCATGAAAATTCATACAATCCATTCATCACAATCGGTTTGAACTGACCTATTGCACAATGATGAATAACCTGCTCATATTTGTAATGTGGTTTCAATATACGGCGTGTTTTCTTGCTGCTGCTCTCGTTGATGATGCTTGGTTTGTGATAGTCCGGAATGAACAACTCCTCTGTCAACATCTTTTTCAAGAGTTCTGTGTGTTCATCGATGTTCTCTAATACCTCCCGCACATCATTCCTGTTCTTTTTCTTTTTGGATGCATTTATAAAACACTGTTTTATGTAGTCGTCTTGTAACATTGGTTCATATAGGTTGTTGTAACTTCTCATATAGTATTTTCTTATCTCCTATCGGTTTTTGTGCGGATGCTTACTCAACCGACCCTATATCCGGAATGATTTTCGCCTTGTGGCGTGGGATATAGGCTGCATTTGATTAAACGCTCCGATATGAGAAGAAATTGGACGCACCGATGTTCCAGTTCGCATTGCCCGCAGAATTGTTCAAATTCAAGTAATCCGCACCGCAATTCTCGCCATTGTTACAGTTACCGCCGACAAGGGCGACCGCAGGGAGCAGGAACACCGCCCGACACCGCACCCTATATCCCTATATTCATTTTTCTAAAAACGACCACACCGCCTTACGGCGGGAATAGCGGAGGCGTTCCCCCTCCGTTCCTCCCCCTGCTGCTTACGCAGCGATAGGCTGTTCTAAGAAAACGGACGCACCGACGGACCAGTACGCATCGCCCGCAGAATTGTTCAAATTCAAGCAATCCGCACCGCAATTCCCGCCATAGCCACAGCTACCGCCGACAAGGGCGACCGCAGTAATTCCGGCATTCCACCAAAAATAGTCACATGTGTATGTGCTACTGCTGCCACCTATTGAATTGACAATGCGTCCGAATCTGCTTGACTTTGTTCCTTTCTGATAACCGTTGCCGGATGATGTAAATGTGATTCCGACCTTTTCAAAGTCCTTTCCTGTCAGATTGTACGGAGGTGTCATCTTTGCAAGGATTTCACCGCCTACCATCAACAGACCGTTGATTCTATCCCAACGGTTGCCCCACCATTTTTCAATGTAGAACACTTTGACCTCATGTGTTGTGTCGTTATATCCGAAAAACTGTCCTTTGTCCTTGAGTGTTCCGGTTGCAAGATGCCCGTAATTCTGTGATGCATCGTTCACATATCCGGATGTCTGACCCTGTCCGAATGCAGTCTGTGAATTGTCTGTCTTTGACATAATCTTGAGCATGCAATTCAACAGGTTTCGTTTGCTCCATGAGCCGATATTCCATCCCGCACCGTTTGCCTTTGCTCTTGCAATCTCTGTTGATGCGTTTGTGTTATACATGAGTGCCTGTCCTGCAAGTGAGCGGATGCGTGTTCCGTCATACGAACCGCCGAACATCGGGAAATAGAGTTTGTCTGCATGTGAGCCGTCCTCTCTGACATATGCGTCATCGTTGTATGATTCATCGTACTGGACGTTTGAAATAATCATGTACTCATAATTTCCGACCTCAAACTGTGAGAGCCAAATCTTGCCCTTGTCACCGCTGCCATCGAATACGCTCATTGCATTTCCTCCGTATGCCGTGTTTGAGACATCGGATGCCGTTTTTCCGTCTGCTTTCTTTGTGTGGTCGTTCGGGTCAAGTTTATAATCTTCTGTACCGTCATATTTGACCATTGCCGGATAATTGTTCTTTACAAAAAAGACGTTTCCCCAGTCTCCGAAATCGAATCGTCCGGCAGAATAATTCATCGCAGCGGGTGTCATTCCCACCGCATCGAAAAGATATGTGCATCGTGTCGCCGGATTGCTGTCATTTTTGTTGATTTTCATTCCGTAACGCTTTACACCCTTTATTCTTACATCTTCCCCGACTGCTGCCAGTATAGCGTTTGTATTCGCATATGTGCGGTCGAGTGTGTCTTTGTCTGCTACTTTTACAATCAAGTCTCCACTTGCCATTTTTTACGCCTCCCTTATCGTCAAAATTCCATCCTCAACCGTGAGGACACATGATTTCTTTGTGACGGTGTCAACCATAGTGTTGAGACCGTTCACAATGCCTTGACACGCTTTTGCTGCTGCACTCGCTGTCGACGCTGCATTGTTTGCCGTTGCTGCTGCACCGTTTGCACTGTTCGTCGCCTCTGTCATGTTCTTGCTGAAATTGTTCACGGTGTTCATATATCCCTGTGTCAATGTCAGTATTTCCTCATAACGGGCATTGTTGACGATAATCGGCAGGTCAAAGAATTTCTTTTTACCATCTCCCTGTCTGATTTGATAATGACCGGATGCATCAAGTTCAACTCCGATTTCTCTTTCCTTGAGAATCAGAGTGTCCTCAACTGCTTTCCAGTCTGCCGTTGTTCCGGTGCATGGTCTGATTGCTGCCATTGTTCAACCTCCTTTGCTCCGTGATTATGGAATATATCACACAATCACTCCTTTGTGTTCGTTTCGCCGTCTGTTTCCAGTATCGTGGAATTATACTGCTAATTGTCGGGAGGTCGGCGTTCCTCCGTCAAAATCAACGCCCTCATTCGCATTTCTGACCTGTGGCGTTGCTCCGTCAATGAATACTGGTGTCACTGTTCGCAGATACGGTGTTTCGCCGTCACAATCAAGATACATACTCGAATATAAAGCCTCGGCACGGTTGAAATAGTCCTGCACACTCTCAAGGATTTTCTCTGCGGATGCAAGCAGGGAATTTTGAATCGTGTCATCAATATCCTTTTTGTCCTGTTCAACCTGTTTCTTTGCCTCTGCAACTGCTGTCTGCATCTGTGACACATCCTGTCGAATCTGCGTCGCCGTGTTCAATGTCGCCTCAAGTTGCTCTTGATTCTGCAATGCGTCCTCTGCACGCTCTGTGACCTCTTTGCAGGCTGTTGTCGCCCTCTTGGATTCATCCGTTGCATCGTTCGTATTCTTGACCGCCTGCGAGGTGTCCTGCTGCCTCTGCTGCTCCTGTTGGATGCGGGTGTTTTCATTCTGCTGTCGATTATTCTCTGCGGTCGCCCTTGCCTGTTCTGCTTTTACTCTCGCATTTTCTGCGGTCACTCTTGCCTGTTCCGCTTTCTTGACTGCCTCATTCGTGCTGTCAATACTCTCAATGTGACCCTTGACACGGTTCTCAAGTTCTGTGAACTCATTCGCTGATAGAATCGCATTGTCGTTCCTCTGTGACGGTTCAATCTCCATTGTGAATGATGCGGATGTGATAACCTGTGAATCATCGCTTGTCCGGATTTCAATGTCGCAATACGCCGTTCCGGAGGCTGCAAGTGCTTGATTTGTCAATTCGACTGTCACATCCGAACCGGAATATGAACATGTGTTATACACATGCTTTCCGTCCGGCTTTGTGATGTTGATGACCGCTCTCGCACCCGTCGGGATTGCGTACGGTTCACCGTTGTTGAGCAGTCTTGCGACAATGAATCGTGTTGCCTTGTCTCCCTGCTTTGCAGATACCAAATATCTTTTGGTGTCTCCGGACATTTCAAGATTGATGTTCGTTGTCAGTTTCGTCAATGCTGCCATGCTCTCACCTCCTCTCGGTGTTTACTTCTTATTCCTCCGGATTCTCCGGTTCATCCTGCTCCGGATGCTCCTCGTCCGGTTCTGTTTTCAGAACTCTCTTTGCTGCTTTCTTTGCCTTTTCAAGTTCCTCGTTTTTTTCTGCCATCATTGTATTTGTTGAGTTTATGAGTTCAATCTTTGCCTCACTCCTTACCTCTGCCAGTACGGAGGACAAAACTCCGTCCATGATGCACGGAGGCAATGCATGTCTTTTCTGTATCGTCTCCATAGCATTGAGGATTTCTCCCTTTGCACATTCAATTCTCACTGCAATCGGTGTATTCATGATTATTCCTCCTTTGCCGTCTGTGTTGCTGTTTGTGCTGCAAGTAGCATGTCAAGTTTCTTGTCAATGCTCTGCAAGAGTTCCGTGTTTGTCTCCTCTGCTGATTCTCTTATCACAACCGTTGCTGTCTCGTTTGGTCTTGAGTTGTCGGCAGCATCTTCCGGAATTTTATACTCCGGTTCTGCTGCTCGTTTGACTTCCTCTGTCTGAATATTTTCGTCATTCATCTGCATTTCTTTTCCTCCTGTTTTATCCATTGCTCCATGTTCCGGACACTAATATTCCTCTTTTGAACTCAAGCGTCGCCGTTGACCACTTTGCAAGTTTCCCGTCGCTGCCTACTTCTAAAGGTTGTTTGAATGTTAGTGTTCCACTTATTGAGCCATCCTCAAAACTTACATTCCTTAATGTGAAGAAATGCATGTTGATGTCTGCTCCCGCATGTAGCATATTTGCCTCGTAATTTCCACATTGCTGTGTGCAGTACGACCATTTCATCGTGTACACATCTGCATTCTGCGATTCTTTATTTGACCATGACATATATGCAGTGTTGTACTCAATATCGAATACAAGTCCTCTCTGACTGTCATTGTCTTTCATGGTATTCGTTCCGATTTTTCCGACATAATTTCCGTCACGGTAAAAATGTTCGCCGTTGTAATCGAATCGAGTTCTTTTTGTGTTGTCTGTGATAGTTCCTGTGTACATCGTGATTCCGGTTGAATCAAACTGCATGTACGAACTGCCGTTATTGAATGCAACTCGGACATTGTATGCGTTCTGTGTGATTAGTGTTCCGAAATCATCGCTGTTCACTTTTTTGTTGACCTCGGAGGTTATTTCCTCCGCAGTCACTCGAATCTTTGCATCCGCATACAATGAATACAATCCTAATACCTCAATATCTGTGATATACACGGGTGCGTTCTGTGTGTATGCGTAAATGTAAATATATTTCGTTCCCTCTGATACCGTGATTTCACGTTCAATCGTCGTGAACTCTTTGCTCTTTAGCGTTCCGGAGGATGTCGTTGAATAACTTCCCAACGCCCCCACCTGCACCCTTGCCGTGTTTTCGTACCCTGCTGCTGTTGCTGCCTTATATCTCACACGGTACGTTCCCGCAGGTAACTTTCCCAGTGTTTGCCGTATATAGGAACTGGTCGTTGATGTTTTCAGTATTTTTGCAACCGTACCCAAACCGGACACATCCACCACTGAGTTGTTTGTCTCGTCATTGTTGTACCAATTATCATCAAACCCGTTTGAAAAATCTCCGTTCACAACATAGTTGTGCATCGAATTTTCCTCCACATGTTTGACCTCTTGTGAGATTTCATCCTTTGTCGCTTTTATCAACGAATCCATCTCGACCTGCGTATAATAATTTTTCAGTTTATAGGAAACGCCCTCCTCAATAGCCTCTTTTGATGCCGTGATTTTGGTTTCTATTTCCTCCGTGGTCGAATAACTCTCAAGGACTTTCTTTGTCGCCCTGTTTGAGATGGAGACCGCCTCCTCCGTGGCTGCTGCCGTCTCCTCTTTCTGAATCTCTGCGAATGTCTTTCTCGCATTGGAAATCTCAACCGTGTTCTTTTCCGGCGATTCCGGATATTCTGTGATTTTGACAATCCTCTGCTTTTCCCTCGTCCTCGTTTTCTTTGACACAAGTGTGACCGTGTCTCCGATTCCGTATGAGAGAATGTCTTTGTATTCCTCTGACGCTTTCGCAAGGTCGACCACCTCTGCGGTGTATGCCTTGTATGGTCTTGACATTTCCTCAATCTTTGCTGTCGCATCCTCAATCAGACTTGTGGTATTGGTATATCTTTCGTCTTTCCAAACATACGCCTTGATTTTGGAACTGTACTGAAAATTGTCGATGTAATCTTTTCCGGTCAACCATTCCGGTGTGATGCCGTCCTTGCCTATCGGATAGATTCTTGTGTAAAAATCGTATGTGTCCGACTTCAATGATATTTTCCGGAGGTTCAACCCCTCCATGAAATAACACCCTTTGTCGCTGCCTATCCGGTCATATATGTCGATTGTCTTTGTCAGTGAATGGATGATGCACTCGCAGCGGTATGTTGTGAGGCACTTTTGCAGGACATCCCATGCGGTGACACTCTCCTGCTCGTCGATGGTTCTTTTCTTTGTGACGGTACATATTCCGACATGCCATCCCGTACCCTCAAATGCAAACTCAAGACATGCCTTGATTGTCTGCTCCTGTGATTCAAAACCATACGGGAACGCTGTTCCCTCCAATTCCTCGACATTGAGAACTGCTGTGTATTTGTTGAATTGCTCTCCCTTTTCAACCGCTTTGATGACATATTCGTCCGTTTTGGTGTGTATATAATATTCTTCTTTTAACAGGTCAACCAACGCTCCCGCTGCCGGATAACTGAACGACAACTCTTTGTCTCCGGAATCCAGTGTCGTGGTGATTTCCCTGTCCTTGAATCCGGACAATGTTCCGATTCTTTTCTTTTTATCGTTAAAAATCTGCAATGCTCTCACCTCCTAAATCCACATAGGCGTGTATCTGATAGTCACTCTCGCCTTTGTGTTGGAGAATGTGAGTGCTGTTTCTCCGGTCTTTAATACCGGAAACGTCCACATGTTCACCTTGTCGAATGCATTTGCCCCGTCGATTGTCACAAGTCCTGTCTTTGCATCTATCACAACCGTCTTTCCTGCTGCCAAACTCTCAATGATGATGTCGTCCTCTCCCAGTCCGGTGATTGTGTAATTCGTCAAGGCACTCTTTGCATATACCTCCACAACGCACGGAGCGTCTCTTGTACCCACTTTATAGAACGATGCAGAGGTTTTCCCGTCGAATGTGATTGAGAGGTCGTCATCGACGAAAAAGCCGTCAAATTCGAGGTTTACAATGTATCTCTGTTTTACATTCTTTTTTTCGTAGTCATTTGTTGTGATGAATCCGATGTATGTTCCTTTGTAGCCGTCGAGTTCCATCTTGCAAGCCTTTGTGAAATTGCTCATGAACTCCGATGCAGCACGGATGATGTTGTTCCTGTCCTTGCCTTTGAAATATATTGACAGTTTCAAATGACCCATCTGAACCTCTGTCTCAAATTCCGTCGGCAGTGCTGCACTCGTCAGCCATTCATAAGAATTTGAAAAAGAGGGAGGCTGCACATCGGCGGTCAACTGCTTTGCATCGTATTTCTTGATGTCTATTCCGTTTATTTTCATCGCCCTGTTTTACCTCCCTTTTCGCTTATTTATTACCATTTCCGCATCAACCTTTGACACGGTTCTGCTTGCTATTTCGTCGCCGTCAATGTATGTGTGATTCGTTACATACACAACTTGCGATTTCTGTACTGCATCCAGTTTCTTGTCAAGGATGCTGTTCAATTTGTTGTAAAATTCCGCAAGAGGCAATATTGCCTCGTCTCCTGCCTCGCCTCCTACCATGAGACTGTTTCCGTTGATTCCGAACACGGTCGGATTCGTCATGATACCGCCGTTTTTGTACCATTCAATCGAGAATGACGGGAGTGAACCTTTTCCTCCGATTCCGTATGGTGCTTTTCCTCCGTTTACACTGATGTGTGGGAGGTTCAAATGTGGCAATGACCACTTGAAATTGAACACGCCCTTGATTTTCTCAATCACGCTCGAAACAGTAGACTTTGCACTTTCTAATTTTGACGAAAATGCACCCTTGATGTCGTCAAGCACCGATGACACGGTTGACTTTGCTGCTCCCATTTTTGAGGAAAACGCCGACTTGATACTGTCGAGTTTTCCACCCGTCAGAGTGTTCGCCGTACCCATGAGAGAGTTCATCGTGTCCTTTACGCCTGTGAATGTAGCAGACACGATTCCCTTGATTCCCCCGCCTTTTTCACTGTATGCGGATTTCATGTTGTTTAGTTTCGTTGACACATTGGACTTTGCCGTCTCCATGAGTGAGGTTGCCTTGTCCTTTATATTCGTGAAATCCGTTGACCAT